GATTCTACCATCCATGCAAAAGGTGACATCTCTACAGATGCAGGTAACGGCCCAACACTTGCAACACATAAACACAAGTATAAGGTTCCAGTCCATGTTGCAAGTAATTCAGATACAGATAAACCTAGTTAGGATGTATAAATAGTATAATGGTTGATATAGTTAATAAAGCAAAAATAGTAGTAAATGACAATCTATATTCTGACATAGACCTACTCTTTTCTGCTCACCCCATTACAGGTGATGTGAGTAGACGGACAGACTCAGATGCAATCAAGAGGTCAGTAAAAAACATAGTATTAACTAATTACTATGAAAGACCATTTAAACCTAGTTTAGGTGGTGGTCTAAGAAATATGCTTTTTGAATTAGACACAGATAGAAGACTACAACGTGTTCAAAAACAATTAAAGAATACTATTGAAACTTTTGAACCTAGAGTTAGTAATGTTTTCATCACGTTAAACAAACTTGATAATAACGAACTGAGTGTAACTGTGAACTACTCTATAAAATCAGGACAACCATCACAACAGACACAGTTTAATATAAGAAGGACACGATAATGACAACTAAAAGTTCACAGATTAATGTTACAGATTTAGACTTTGAAGGTATTGGTGATAATCTTAAGAACTATCTTAAGGGACAAGACAGATTAAAAGACTATGACTTTGAAGGTTCAACCCTTTCAGTCATTATTGACCTTCTTTCTTATGCATCACATATCAGTGCAGTAAACACTAACATTGCAGCTTCAGAGTTATTCTTAGACTCTGCACAAATTAGAAAAAATGTAGTGTCACGTGCAAAAGATTTGGGATTTGTTCCTGCATCTGAGAAAGCATCAAAGGCTATCGTTGAGATGAGTCTTAGAAATGTTAGAAATGCAGATGGAACATTCCCTACACTTAATGAAATGACTCTCTTAAGAGGTTCAAGATTTCAAACAGTGTTTGACGGTTCAACTTATGAGTTTGTAGTTTCATCTTCAGTTAAACCAACACAAAACAGTGCAACCTATAACTATGTGGACATTCCACTTGTTCAGGGAACTTACGTAACAGATGTATTTGTATACGACAGACAGGTTAAAAATTCTAAGTTTGTATTATCAAATGAGAGAGTAGATAGAGCATACATTGATGTTGCAGTTAACTCAGGTGGGACTTCAACAACATTCAGTCTTTCAACAGATGTATCAAACATTAATACACAGAGTGCAGTCTACTACACCCAAGAAAACGAAGAAGGTCACACTGAAGTATATTTCGGTGACGGAGTATTAGGTAAGGAACTTTTAGACGGTGACATTATCACTGTTACTTATATTGTTGTTTCAAAAGAACATGCTGAAGGTGCAAAAACATTCCAACAGTTGACAACCATCAATGGATTCAGTGATTCAGTAATCACCACTATTGAAAAAGCAGCTGGTGGTTCAGAGAAAGAATCAATAGAGTCTATCAAATTTAAAGCAAACAAATTCTACACTTCACAAAACAGACTAGTGACACTTAACGACTATAAAGCAAAAGTATCAGAGTATTATCCAAATGCAGATGCAGTTGCAGTGTGGGGTGGTGAAGATAACAGCCCACCTGAATACGGTAAGGTGTTTCTTGCAATCAAACCTACAAACAATGACTACTTAACAACAGAAGAAAAAAGAGTTATTAGAAATAAACTTGATCAGTTAAACATGTTAACTGTAAGACCAGTTATTGTAGACCCTGCAATCGTTAAGATTATTATTTCAACAACATTCAAATACAATCCAAATTTCACACAGTTATCAAAAGGTGAACTGGAGACAATAGTATCTAATGCAATTATAAACTATGATGATATGAATCTGAATAACTTTGATTCTATCTTCAGACATTCAAAACTAGTGAATGCAATCGATGAAGCAGAAACATCTGTTCTTTCCAATATTACAAATATTCGTTTAAGAAAGAGAGAGTCAGTTACAATAGGACAAAACTTAGGTTTCTATGCAGACTTTGCTAATGGTTTCTACCATCCTAATGATACCTATAACAAATCAGGTGGTGGTATTTTATCAACCACAGGATTTTATGTTCAAGGAGATTCAGTCAACGTCCAATACTTTGACGATGACGGGTCAGGCAACCTGAGAAGATACTATCTCTCGGGTGCAGTAAGAGTTTACCAAGATAATCAAGCTGGTTCAGTTGATTATTCAAACGGAAAAATAACAATTGGGTCTATCACAATAACTTCTACAGTTAATACAGATAGTTCCATTGATTTCACTGTTATACCTAACAGTTATGATGTAGTAGCAACTAGAGGTAATCTAATTGATATATCTGCGTCAGACATTTCGGTAAAAGGTGAAGTAGACACCATCGCAAGTGGTGAATCGAGTGCAGGTGTTGGATATCGTTCAACATCGAGCTCAGACTATTAATAATGAAAGGAGTGATCAGGAGTCCCCTGAGTAGTTTCCCATTAATTTGGATTAAATAAGGAGAAAACCAAAATGGCAGATAAAAAAATAAGTGCATTAACACAAGTTGCAGATTCAGACATCGGTGCCGATGATCTTTTGCATATTGTAGACAACCCTGGCGGCACACCAGTAAATAAGAAGATGACTATTGGTCAGCTTTTTGAAAATATCCCAACGCATTTAGCGATTGACGATATTAACACACTGACAGCAACAGCATCAAACCTTGCATCCACTTTTGCAACAGCAATTGATGGTTCTGCATTTTCAGCTAATGTTGCATTTACATTAGATGACGGAACAGATACAGGACAGATTAAAGTAATCTATGCCTCAACTGAACCTGCATCTAGTTACAGTGCAAACATCACTGTATCATCATGGGGGTATTCAACAGATACCACAGAACAAATTATTCTTGATTCAAGAGGTGAAGCTGTGATTTGTATTTGGGACGGTTCTAACTGGTTCCCAATTTCAACTGTTGGAGCTACATTAAGTTAAGGTAACCTCTAAATGTCACACCAAGAGTATATCTCTGAAAAATTAAGTCACAGACTTCCCTCTCTGCTCCCCGAGCATTTGAGAGAGGAGTCTCCTGCACTTGAACAATTCTTAAGAGCATATTTTGAATTCTTGGAAGCTGAGATTCTAGTTTTAGAATCTCAGAGTGACCTAGACGGAGTTGCATTGGAAGATGGTCAAGGTTCTCTTTTATTAGAGACTGCGACCGTCTCTCCATCTCCCGATCAAGACACTTCTAAAGTTATCAATGAAAGAAGTGCAACAAATACAAAGTCATATGCAGACCCATTTATCGTAGGTGAATATATCTACGGTAAGACCAATGGTGCTGTATCTCGCATTGATGTTATCAATGGAAACATATTATATGTTAAAGCCGTTTCAGGAAACGGTTACTCTCCAAAAGAAGTTGTAGAGGGTAGAGATGGTGGTCAAACTGCAATTGTTAAATCTTATAAAGAAAATACAATTACTGCTAGTAATAGACTTTTAGACTATTCAGATATTGACCATACCACAGAAGATTTCTTAGACTATTTTCAGAAGGACTTTGTTCCTTCACTTGATTTAAGAAATGTTGTCAACAAACGTTTGACAATCAAGAACATTAAAGATTTATACAAGAAAAAGGGAACACAAGAATCAGTTCAGTTCCTAATGCGTTTGTTGTTCGGTCAAGATGCAGAGATTAGATATCCCGACAACGAAACCATGTATCTTTCTGATTCAAACTATAATCAGAGAAGAAGCCTTGCAGTTAGAATGACCTCAGGTATTCCAAGTGCAACAGACAAAATTACAGAATACTACGATGACACAAATAGAAGAATCGTTACTGCACAAGCTAATGTTGAGAATGTATATGCAATTGACACAAATAGTGGTATATACTACTGTGACATAACTCAGAACCATTATGGTGAGTTCACTATTGGTAAGGATGTATCATTCTTAGATAGAGATGAAATCACAGAATACCGTGGTGAAATCCTTGGTATCATATCAGATTTTGATAAAGGAACAGAGTCTTCCTCTATTTTTATTTCACACGATGACGATGGTATTATTACATTAGAATCAGGTTTAGCTGCATCATATGACGGTGATTACGAACCACACAAACCAAACTTAGAAACAACAGTTGGTGGTGCATTAACATTAGAATATAATAGAAGTGGTTCTATGTATTCTATAAATGACAAACTAAACTTCAAAGGTGCAGTAGATAACACTAGAGATGCAGATGAATCATTAACAGTCATCAGTGCATTGTTATCAGGAACCGTAGACGAAATCTATATTGAAGACGGTGGTCTTAACTACGAAGGTGGTGAGATGGTTGTCTTTGAAGAAGACGGAACGGAAGGTAACGGTGCAGAAGGTATAATCGGTTCTACTGGTGACGAGATTGTATTAGAGAATGCAACCTACTGGGGTCAATTTGAAATACATGCAGAGACCAATGGTCAAACACTATTCGGTGGGCCTGGAGTCAAAGATGTTAATGGTAGATACATTGTCTTCAATGATAATCAGATTGATGTCTATGTTGATGGTGTTCTTCAAGTTAAATCTGCATACACATCTCAGAACGATAGAGTTACATTTACAAGTGGATTAAATGCAGGTCAGATAGTTGAGATATACACTCAGTATAATAGACTGTTAAATGAAAATGGTAGTGTCATTAACTATGATGGCTACATCGATTCTGCAACAAACACACTGGTTTCAAACGATGGTAGAATTAGAAGTATACAAATCAATGACGGTGGTGTAGGTTTCACTAAACCACCTAGAGTGTATCCAGGCGGATACATTTATTTCGATGATATCACAGGGTTTGAGGTTGGTGAACAGGTAGAAGGAACAACAAGTGGTGCAACTGCAACCATTATTAAACTACAACCAAAAGAAAAAAGAGTTTTAGTCAAACGAGAATCAACTGATACAGGTGTTTTTCAAAACGGTGAAGAGATTGTTGGACAGACATCCAATACTCAAAAAATAAACAGAAGACAAACCGTTGCAACTGGAACAGGTGCAAAACTATTTGTTTGGTCAGATAGTATTGGTGGTGTAGGAACAATCAATGTTCAAAGTCAAGGATATGACTTTGACAGGGATGCACAGTTATCTGAGACATCCCATTTCAACATGTTGATAACTGCTCCAACTGCAAACTTGACAAGAGACCTAACCATTACTGGAGATATTTCAGGAACCACAGGTAAGGTTGTATCATACGATTCAAATACTCATGTTCTCACCTACACACAATTAGACGGTTACTTCTTAGACAATGAGACGGTAAGTTTTAACATTGTTGATGAGTTCACAGTTCTACGTTCTAATCCATTCTTTGGTAGAGGTGTTCATGCAGGTGAAGGTATTATCCAAAAACAATTGTTGGGTGACAGAGGAATACTTGATGCAGATGCAGTAAACCTACAAGATGGTTTATACTACCAAACACACTCCTATGTAATTAGAGTTGGTGAGTCAATCAACAAATATAGAAGTATTGTAAAAGACTTAATTCACCCAGCTGGTCATATATTCTTTGGTGAGGTTGCAATTAAGAATGTGATTGATGATGCACAAGTTGTTTCCACATTCCGTCCTACTATCATCATCAAACTCCATCCAACTTGGAGATATGAACTAGAAAATGCTTCTAGAGACTTGTATACAAGTTTTGCAGAGAGAGACGATGAGTCTCATATAATCTTTGAACAGGGTGGGTATCCTCTATTAGAGGACGGCCCTGATATGAAGGCAGTTACCGTTCATGAACATATCCTATTTCTTCATCTAGATGATGGTGGTGTTGGACATGACTTAAAATCAATTCTTAGAGCAGCTGGTATTCCTGATGCAGAGACAGACCCAAGAACAGGTCTTGCAATCACTAATACAGTATACGACACTACAAATGTTACGAACCCTGCTGGTGCAGCAAGTGGTAGAGACACAGAGGTTGGTGACTCTTCAATGAGAAGTAGACACTTAAACATTAACATCATCAATTCATTTGCACACACTTATACACAGGGTTCACCTCGTATAGATGGTGCAACCTCAGTTTTAAACCTTGTAAGAGCAGACAATAACTACCTTGCATTAGGAACAGATGATGCAGATAATATCTCATGGCCATATACAAAGAGACCATCAGATCAAGGTAAGGTGTTTCAAATCTCTGATGCATTTACAGAAGAACATTTAATACACGAAGACGGTAGTCATATTATATTGGAAGAAGAAGCATGTCTCTTAAGATTTGAACCTTCTGCACATGCAATTCATAAAGGTGACTATGGAGACAACATATTAAGTGAAGATGGTGAAACACTTCTTCGTTTAGAGACTGCAACTACAGAAGAAGAAATTGATTTCTTTGTAACAGAAAGATCAATAGAGTTGACAGGAAAACATTTATATTATGAAGATGGAATAAATATCATCACTGAAGAAGGTGATTATATTATTAGAGAAGAGAGTGGTGCAAACCATTCTACATCTTTTGTTCCGATGGGTTCTACTTTGAGAACCATAAATACAATCAGTAGTCAAAATGCATATGATATTGCATACTACTTAAAAGATGAAACCGATGGTGACGATATACTTTTAGAAGATGGTTACGGTAACCTACTCAGTGAGGAATCAAAATCAGAAGGTCTCAGAATTCATCAGCTTGATGCATTCTATCCAAACTTCTTTATTGCAGAATATGATAATCATGCAAGAAGAAGGACAAATTTAACATTTAGTGCTTATGTAAAGTCTGCATAAGTGTATAAATAGTATATAAATAACTACATATCTGAGGAGATATAAGAAATGGCAGCAATAATAACAGAAAAGTTTCGTGTTCATAATGCGAAACAGTTTAAGGAAGATTTTGGTGAATCAGCTTCATCAACCTATGTCTTCATTGGTAGACCACAAGCATGGTCTGATGAGAATGCACCCCCAACACCTGCAAACGGTATTGGTCAGGAAGTAGATTCATGGTCAGATATGATTGCACTCAAGAAGATTGGGACAGCAGATGTATCACATGGTATAACAAGATACGACCACACATCTGGCACAACCTATGATGAGTATGCACACGATTATAGTGCAACCAACACTTCACCAGCAACTAGTTCAGATAATCTTTATGATTCAAGATTTTATGTAATTACAGACGAATACCATGTATACAAATGTATCAGAACAGGTAGAGATACTAATGGAGCAGTTGTTGCATCGACAGTAAAACCTACAGGAACAAGTGCAACAACAGTTATAGAAACCTCAGACTCAGGAGCTGCCTCAGGTCGTGGTTACAAATGGAAATACATGTATACAATTGGTGCCTCAGATACAATTAAGTTCGTTACTAGTGATTTCATGCCAGTGAAAACACTTGGTGCTCAAACAGAAATCGATGGAACAGGAACTGCACTCAGTAGTGGTGGATTAGGAGTTGCAGCTACTGACGATGGTTCTGCACAATGGGATGTGGAGAACAGTGCAACTGATGGTGGTATTTTCCATGTAGTTGTAACTAACGGTGGTTCAGGTTATAATGACGGAACATATACTAGTGTTCCAATTGCTGGAGACGGTTCAGGTGCAACATGTAGTGTTGTTGTTTCTTCAGGTGCAATTTCTTATGTAACTGTCCCAACTGGAGAAGAAGGAACTGGTTATAGAAGAGCATCTATTGACATTGACAACATTCCATCTATTGGTTTAGGTTCAAACGGAACAGTTAAACCAATTATCTCACCTGAGATTGGTCATGGTGCAGACCCCGTTCAAGAACTTGGTGGTAACTATGTAATCGTAAACTCAAGACTTGAGTTTGCAGAAGGTTCAGGTGACTTCCCAACAGATAACGACTTTAGAAGTATCGGTCTTATTCAAGACCCATTTACAGTTGGAACAACAACTGTAGCATCTGCTGAAACACTTGCATCTTATAATAAGATGACACTTTCTACAGTGTCAGGAATTTCTGTAGATGATATCATTTTGAATGCATCTTCAGATGGTTCAGGTGTTGCAGTAGGAAGAGTGGTTTCAATATCATCAAATGATGTTTCATATCTACCTATTGCTAACAGTGCAGGTGGTTATGCAGCTTTTGTTAACGCTAATACTGTATATGTAAGTGGTTCATCAATTGGAACAGTTACAAATGTCAACAGTGCATTCCCTGAAGTTCAAAGATATTCAGGACAAGTGATGTATGTTGAGAACAGAGGAGCAGTTTCAAGAGCAGCCGACCAAATCGAAGATATTAAACTTATCATCGAAATGTAATCATTCGTCCTCTCTTGGGGACGAATAAATATAATAAAGAGATAGGACATGGCAGAAAAAACCGATTTAAATATATCACCATATTATGACGACTACAATGAAGACAAGAATTTTCATAAGGTTCTTTTCCGTGCAAGTCGACCACTACAAGCAAGAGAATTAACTCAGTCTCAATCTATACTTCAAAATCAGGTTGAGAAATTTGGTGACCACTTCTTTAAAGAAGGTGCAATCGTCCAAGGTGCTCAAACAGATATTGACATGGAAGCATACTATGTCAAGGTTTCTGCAGCCAATCCAAATTCAAACGGAGATGCAAATGTTGAAACCTACAGAACTGCAACTCATGAACAATATCTTCAAGGTAAAACCTCAGGTGTTATTGCAAAGTGTGTTTACTCTGCAGCTGAGACAGAAGATGAATCATTAACTCTTTTTGTTAAATACATTTCACAAGGAACTAATGATACACACTCATTTGCGTTTTTAGCAAATGAAGAACTTCAAGTAGTTACACTTGACGGAGATGGTAATGCATCAGAAGTTGGGTCAAACAATAATGACTTTACAGTTTTAAGTGCAGATAAACTACCAATTGGTAGAGGTTCACTTGCAAAGATTACCGAAGGAATTGTTTATGTCAGAGGTTTCTTTGTTAAGGTTCCTGCACAAACTTTAATCCTAGAGAAATTCTCAGGTAGACCTTCATACCGAATTGGTCTAAGTATTGTAGAATCTCTCATCAGTTCTGCCGAAGATAGTTCACTTTTAGATAACTCTTCAGGAACTACAAACGAAAACGCTGCAGGTGCAGACCGTTTAAAAATTTCACTAACTCTATCTAAGTTTGCAATTGATACAACAGACGATATTAACTTCGTTGAACTTGCACGAGTTAGTCAGGGTCTTATTGAATCACTAGTCAACACAACAAGATATGGTGACGGTATTACCTCAACCCTTGCACGAAGAACATTCGATGCAAACGGTGACTTTGTTCTTAGACAATTCACTCACTCACTTAGAGAACACTTAGACGATACCACAAACAGAGGATTTTATCCAAAGAGATATGGTGGTGTAGAAGATAAATTCGTCCTACAGATTTCGCCTGGTAAGGCATATGTCCGTGGTTATGAAATTGATAAGATTGGAACAACCAATCTACCTTTTTCTAAAGCACGTTCAACAAAATCTATTCAAGATGCAAACACTCCTATTCGTTTAGGTAATCATCTTAGAGTATACAACGCACATTCACTTCCTGAATTCGGTAACGAAACAGGTTCAGACTCTATTGACCCATTCAACACATGTAAGTTATGGCCTAGTGTTGTTTCAAGTGCAGGAACAGAAAACTCAGAAGACCCTATTGGTTTTGCAAGAGTTAGAGACATTACATTAAGAGAAGGAACAGATTCCTCTAATGTATATACTGATGCAAGTGTTTGGGAACTCTCAATGTTTGACATTAAGATGTTCACAAAAATTTCAGGAACCCAAACAAACACATTCACAGCTGGTGACAGAGTTGTTGGGTCATCCTCAGGTGCATCAGGTATTGTTGCATACACTTCATCAGGACAACTATATGTCCACGATGTAGTCGGAACATTCACAACTTCAGATTCTATTTCATCTCAAGGTTCTAATACAGGTTCAATTTCAACAGTAACAGCTGTTAGAAACTACAACATTGATAGAGTAAGATCAATTACACAGGTTCCTGAAAATACTTCAAGAGAAGTTTTTACAGCTGATGTTCAATTAGATGCAGACAAGACTTTAACAGGAACCGTTATCTTTGCAAGTGGAAGTCCCACGGTTACAGGTTTTGGAACAAAGTATGTCACTGAACTTAAAGAAGGTGACTTAGTTTATAACCCTAGTGCATCAGAACTTCTAGTCGTAAGTTCAGTAACAAATGATACTTCTTTTACTGCAACAACAAATGCTGGTGGTTCATATCAAGGTAATGCAACGAGAAGAAGAGCACAACTGCACAATCAAGATCAGACAGTTAATATCTTCTCATGGCCAAGAAACTGGATTGCATCACATACACCCGAATCAGTAACAATTAAGAAACAAGAAGTTGTTACAATTTCTTCAGGTTCATTTACTGTAGATACAGATTCAAATGGAACCTTCTTACAGAGAAATACTGATAACTTCTCTATTGCAGTAGTTGAAGAATCATCAGGTTCACCAACAATTAACAATGGTGATATCCTTAACATTGAAGACTATACACTAAGTGTAACAACTTCAGGTTCAGGTCAACAGTTAACAGTATCAGGATTTGACTCAGCAGACAATGGTGCAAGATTGAAGGTAACCTTCTCTGCATCATATGTCAATCCAGTAAACAGAGATAAGACACTACGACAAGCAAGATGTTTGAAAGTAGGTAGTGCAAGAAGTGCTGGTGGTTTTTACGGAACTGCATACGATGATAAAGATATATCACTAGGTGTTACAGATGCATTTAAGATTAGGGGTATCTACGAAGGTGTAGATGGAACTCCTCTACCACCGAATGCAGCTTTCAGTATTTCAAGTGGAACACCAGTTGCATATGAAAAGATTGTTGGACAAACATCTGATGCACATGCTGTCATTATTACATACAACGGTAGTGGTGCAACATCATACTTCTACTACACAAACAATAATAGATTCCAAGATGGTGAAACTGTTATTGGACAAACATCAAATGCAATTTTCACTGTAGGTTCTATTTCAGCTGGTTCACCAAACATTACAAAGAGATACTTCTTTGATGATGGACAGAGAGATGGATTCTATGACCTTTCAAAACTTACAAGAAAGGCAGGAGAACCTGCACCAAATAATGCTATCTTAGTAGTGTTTGACTACTTTACCTCATCAGGTGGTGGTGACTTCTATGATGTTAACTCTTATTCATCAATTGATTATAAAGATATCCCTGTCTACTCTCCAAGTAGAGTTGACTTAGGTGGTTTAGAACCCGATGGAACTTATGAGTTATCAGATTCCGTAGACTTTAGACCATCTGTTGGACAGGTTTTAGGAAGTTCTACATTTGCAACTGCAAATGCAGACCCCACATCTCCAGTTGATTTATCTAATTCATCCACTGGTGCTGTTTATGCACCGATGAGTTATGACACTGGTAGGTCATATAAGAGCAGTAGAACAGGTATTACATCATCAAACGCAAGTGTTGTAGATACACCTGTCAATGAAACATCCGTAGTGGGTGACCTAAGTTTCTATGTGGGAAGAATTGATAAAGTGTTCCTACACAGAAGTGGAGAGTTTAGACTTTCACAAGGTATTCCAGCTCTTTCTCCAACAAAACCTAAATCTCTAGATGAATCTATTGAGATGTTTGAGTTAACAATTCCACCTTATACTTTAAACTTATCAGAGATTAAAGTAAGGTCGTTTGAACACAGACGTTATACAATGTCAGACATTGGTAAGATTAATAATCGTGTAACTAACCTTGAAAGAATTACATCTCTTTCTCTGTTAGAAAAAGATACACAAACAAAACAGATTTTAGACTCAGATGGTTTTGATAGATTTAAATCAGGTTTCTTAGTAGATAACTTTAGAGGTCACAGAGTTGGTGATACTCAACATCCCGACTATTCAATTTCAATTGATAATAAGTTGGGTGCAATGAGACCTAAAAACTTTACACAGTTTTTTGACATTGAGTTAAACACAGGTGCTTCAGGAAGTTACCAAAAGACTGGTGACCTAATCACACTACCATATACTGAACAAACCTATATTAATAACACTAAAGCATCAAGACAAATAAATGTTAACCCATATAATGTGTTTGCATTTATTGGTAACATTAAACTAACTCCTGCAACAGATATCTGGCAGGACACTGAACAACTACCCGAAGTAAGAGTAAATAGAGAAGGTAACTTTGATGCACTTTCAGGTATCAATGGTATTGGAACAGTTTGGAATAACTGGCAGACCACATGGGTTGGTGAACCTAGAACAGTTTCTAGTCAAGTTACTGCAACCTCTAATGGTCAGTGGTCAGGTGACCCTGCACAAGGTGGTGAATGGCAAGCTGGATTCCAGTTAACAAGAGAGATTACTGAAACACCCGAAACACAAACTAGAACAGGTGTTACTACATCTGTTGTGGAAGATTTTGTTGAAACAAGAAACGATAGAATCGTATCAGTTTCAGTCGTTCCTTTCATTCGTGCAAGAACAATTGAAATTGATGCAACTAATTTAAAACCTAATACTAATCACTTTATATTCTTTGATGGTATTAGAGTCGATCAATATGTAAGACCATTTAGCGGTTCCTTCTCACAAGACGGTGGAACTGGTGCATCTTCAGGTGTTAAAACAAATGGTAACGGTAGACTTCGTGCATACTTTGATATTCCAAGTAACTCTGCACAGAGATTCCCAACTGGTCAAAGAGATTTAAGAATTACATCAAGTTTCTATAACTTGACTAACCCTGCATCTAGTGGTAATACACAGTATCAAGCACAGGGTCTTCTTCAATCTTCACAGACAGAAATTGTATCAACTAGAAATGGTAGGATTGTAACTGAAACAACATCAGAAAATAGAGATTTTTCAAGTAGAGGTGAAATATTAAACTCAACTGCAATTGATACCTCTGCAACTCCATATCCATCTCCACCTGAGATACCACCAGCTGCACAGATTCCAGTTGACAACACATCTGTTCCTGAACCAGTTTCAGAACCAACTCTTCCTACACCCGAACCTGCACCACAGTGGTCACCAATTGCAGCTCCAGTTCCTGAGCCATCTCCACCTATACCTACGGTAACCGAACCAGTAGTAGAAGACTTATGGGTGGAACCATGGTTTGAAAGAAGAGATTTAGCGAGACTACCTATATGGAGAAGAGAATTTCAAGAAGACCAAGACCCTCTTGCACAATCATTTTTGGTTGATGCATCAGGTGGTATGTTCTTAACTTCAGTAGGTATATACTTTGCAACCAAAGATGAGTCTATTCCAGTAAGAGTAGAAATCAGAAACATGGTTAATGGTTATCCAGGCCAAGTTATTCTACCATTCTCAGATGTAACTAAGAATCCTTCAGAAGTCACCACTTCAGTTGATGGTTCCGTTGCAACTACATTTACATTTGATTCACCTGTTTACTTAGAACAAGGTAAGGAATATTGTTTTGTAGTCTTATCAAACTCTGATAAGTATGAAGCATTTATTTCTAGAATGGGTGAACCTGATCTTATCACTGGACAAACCATTGCAGAACAACCTGCAACAGGTTCACTATTCATGTCTCAGAATGCATCCACATGGACAGCAGAACAGACTGATGACTTGAAGTTCCATCTAAAACATGCAAAATTTGATACAACAAAATATGCAGATTTAAGATTCGATAACGCTGCACTACCTGTTGCAAATCTTCAAGATAATCCAATTGAGTCATTTAGTGGACAGAACTATGTTAAAGTCTACAGTTATACACACGGAATGTATACGACTAGTTCTAATGTAACAGTTAGTGGTGTAACAGGTAATATGACAGGATGTGTTGTGAACATTGGTGGTGCATCATTAGTAACAGGAAGTCTTCCAGCAGATGGAACATATACAGGTATTGCAACTACTACAGATGTAGGAAGTAGTGGTCAAAACTGCACAGTAGATATTGTAGTATCTTCAGGTGCAATCACATCAACCAAGATTTCAAATCCAGGCTTATCATATACAACAGATAATACACTAACAGTTACAAACTTTGGTGGTGTAAGTGAAACAAACAGTGTTACCATAGCAATTGATACTGTTGCAGAAACACTAGGTGGTATACCAGTTGATGCAATCAATCAGACATTTACATCAATCTCTAACATAGGTATTGATTCATTCTGTGTAATACCCGATGTGTCATCATACGATTTCGTTTCAGGTTATACAGCAGTAGAGTCAACATTGAGTGGTGGTGCAGATGCAAAATCAACTAGAAACTACTACTTTGATGCAATTCATACCATGATACCAAACACTATGTTGGAAAGCACACTGATTAGTGTTGCAGTAAACACAACTGCAATGGATTCACCCGAAGGATATAGTGGTGGTGGAACTGCTTATCAGATGAGAGCAGCTGGTGATATGATAACACTAAATGATAATGTGTTCTTCAGTTCACCAAGTATTGTTGCATCTCCTATTAACGAAACAAATGAAATGTCTTCACAGAAATCATTCTATTGTAGAGTTCAGATGAAGACACAAAACAGTAATGTGTCACCAGTATTGGATGTTGCAACTATAGGTTGTTTGGGTATTGCAAACAGAATAAATGAGATTAACTCATCTAATGATGTTCCACTTGGAACTACCTATATTGCATCTACAGAACCCGATGGTGATAACAACAAGATGGTTTATGTAACGAAGAAAGTTAACTTGAAAACTCCTGCAACTGCATTGAGAGTTACAGCTGATATCTTCAACCCACCTACAACGAATGTTAAGTTCATGTATAAAGTGTTAAGAAATGATGAAGCAACTCCTTTCGATGATACAGGATGGGAATATTTTAACTCTAACGGTTCACCTGATTCTTCATTAGTATCAGATGCAAGAAACTTTAAAGAGTATGAGTTCACAGTTGAGAACCTACCTGAGTTTGGTGCATTTGCAATTAAAGTTATAGGACAAGGAAGTAATACCTCAGTAGTGCCACTCGTATCTGCACTTAGATGTATTGCACTTGCAACATAAGATGTCAGAGTATAGTAGAGTAGAAGGACATTCAAATCTTATTAGAGATGAAGAAACCACTGCTATCGTTAATACCGATATCAATGCATACTACATGGCTAAGAGAAGAAAAGAAATTTTTATGACTCAGGTAAATGAAATAAATACATTAAAGAAGGAAGTAACGGACATTAAAATCCTTCTTCAAAAAATGGTAGAAAAATTAAATGGCTAAGACAGTAGACAACCACAGCACAATCGAAGACTTTAGAAGACGTTATAACGAACTTGCAACAGACGTTGGTGATATATCAGGCCTAAGAGACACTATTAAAAACTTTAATGGTGGTTCAATTGTAGATGCTGTAAATGCAATCGAAGATAAAACTTTTTTCTTTCAAGAATTTATTTATACTGCAACTTCAGGTCAGACTACATTTAGTGGTGATGATGAATTCGAAAATGAACTAAAATTTAAAAGAAACAGAATACAGGTTTTCAAAAACGATCAACATTTATTAGAGACAGATGATTATATTATCGCCTCACCATTAGGTGCATTTCATACTTCTATTGTTTTAAATGTAGCTGCATCTTTAAATGATAAGATTACTATCTATTCATATACTGGTTCCTTTGAGGGAACAGCTAATGCAGCTAATATTATAGGGTATTTTTCAGAGTCTGCTGCAAACACTATTTACAATACCAATGATAACGGTGTTATTCTAAATGGTGATAACTCTACACCAACTACTACATTACAAGCAGGTTACACACTTCAACTTGCAGGTAAAACATATGCAGAAGAAGATATTACACTTGCAAGTGGTAAGACATTAACTGCACCTATTATTACAGATGGCACTGCACAAATCACTGGTGGAGTCGGAACTTCATTCTCAAGTATTACCTCAACAAGTTTTGTGGGTAATCTAACAGGTAACGTTACATCCAGTGGTCTATCAACATTTTCAAATGCTGACATTAATGGTGGTGCTATTGATGGAACAACAATTGGAGCAACAACTACTTCAACTGGTGCATTTACAACTGTTAGTGCAAGTGGTGGTTTTAGTGGTAACCTAACAGGTAACGTAACTGGTAATGTAACTGGTAACTTGACAGGTAATGTTACAGGTAATGTTACAGGTGATCTGACTGGTGATGTTACAGGTGATGTAACTGGTAACTTGTCAGGAAACGTAACTGGTAATGTTACAGGTAATGTAACAGGTAATGTCACGGGGACAGTTTCAAGTATTTCTAATCACAGCACAACTAACTTAACAGAAGGCACAAATAAATACTACACTGATGCAAGGGTAGACTCAAGAATGAGTGGTAAGGATTTAAACTTCTTTGATGATGTTAATTATACCACAACCCCAACAGCAGGTCAAATTCTAGTATGGGACAACGCAAATCAATATTGGGAACCTGCTGATAATTCAACAACCTCAGATAGTGTTACTGAAGGTTCAAACAATTTATACTTTACGAATGCTAGAGTTTCTACAAGAGTTGACACAATACTTAATCACTCTAATCACAGTAATATTACTGCGACTAAAGTCGGTGATGAAATTAGATTGTCTGCTGCATCACAATATGGTGACTCGGATGTTCAATCTTATTTGAGTGGTGGGGCAGGACTTGCATTGAGTGGTTCAGGAAGTTTTTCTGTAAATACAAGTAATGGTGTGAAAATTTCAGGTGATAATGTCGTATTAGATTACGAGACTACGTCCACTGCACCATCAAGTGTTGGTTCAACATCTACAGGACACCTTTGGTTTGTAATTTAATGGGACAAAATGACAGATATATACGTAAATACTGGAACAACCTTTCAACAACCTTATAATGCTCGCCAACCTGCAATTGGTAGGGTTCCTGCGAACTCACAATTAACAGCTAGGCAACCTGTAAATGCACAAACACCATTTACCTATCAGAATAGGTCACCGTTCACTTATAGAAACCCTGTAAGTGGTCAACAACCTTATATTGCTGATGCTCAGCAACCATATCCGTATATTGCTAATGCACAGCAACCCTATATTGCGAATAGTCAAACACCATTTACTTATCAGAACAGACAACCTGCAATAGCACAACAACCTTATATTGCTAATGCTCAACAACCATACATTGCTAATGGACAAACTCCATTTACCTATCAAAACAGATACCCTGCTAATGCACAAACACCATATATTGCAAATGCAAGACAACCTGCTACCTACCAAGCAAGGTCTCCATTTACATATAGAAATCCTTATATTGCAAATGCTCAACAACCCTATATTGCAAATGCTAGACAACCTTCTATTGCAAATGCACAAACACCGTTTATCTATCAGGCTGCCTATCAAGCACAGGGAAATTATCGAGTTCCTTTCACTTATCAAGTTTCAGTCCCAGCAATAGGAACAGCTCCTGCTAATGGAACACAGCCTGGTGCAAATATAACGGTAACTGAAACAGTTTCAAATTCCACAACAGGCATGTCTTTGTGGTTGTATAAAAGCACACAAAATGCCCCACCAAGTGTGTTTGCTAATTTTATAATTTATATAAAACTTAATTTTACCTCTACAACTGCTGTAACTATGTCAGCAAAATTTACAACTGGGCCATATAGTAACAGGTCTCTACCCTCATGGGCTTCCTCTTGGGGGACTTATTATGTTATGTGGTATCTGAGTGTTAGTTCAACACCTGATACTTTTCAACATGAAACTTCTACATCGTATATGATAGAAGACAATGGGGGAAACCAGTATGTGGCAACTAATATAGGCACCAATAGTGATGTTACTTACTCAATTAATGGCACTTCAACAAATTATACTTGGCCAACAACCTCATATCTTGGAACTTATGGATATCAAATTAATATGACAATGGAGCAAGAAGGTTATGGTGGGGGAACAGCCACTTTTACCCATGGTCATACTTTCAGAATGAATAAATCAGGGTTTCCTACATATACAGGCCCTAGTGTTGATACTGATAATGAGATAATAATGCTAAATTCTGGTGGTGGAACACCGCCTCCACCTGTTTAGGAGATATAAGTAATGGCAATTTGGACAGGCAACCCTACACCATATACGTTTCAACAACCGTATCCGTATATTGCACAGCAACCAGCACATGCAAGACAACCTGCAACTTATCCATTTATTGGATATGCTCCTGCTAGTGCAAGACAACCTTCTACTTATCATTTAAGAACACCGTTTACATATCATGCAAGGTCACCGTTTACGTATCATAATAGGTATCCTGCTAATGCCCAACAACCGTATATAGCTAATAGTCAGACACCGTTTACCTACCATTCAAGACAACCTTCTACTTATCAGGTTCCATATATTGCAAATGCAAGACAACCTTTTACGTATCATGCAAGGTCACCGTTTACGTATCATAATAGGTCTTCAATAGATTATCAGGTTCCTTATATTGCAAATGCAAGACAACCGTCTACCTATCATGCAAGGTCACCGTTCACTTATCAGGCAACTGGTAGAACACCGTTTACCTATCAAGCAAGGTCACCGTTTACCTATAGAAACCCTGTAAATGCACAGCAACCTTATATTGCAAACGCTAGACAACCCTCTACGTATCAAGTTGTATATCAAGTTCCTACCATTTATGCAACTCCGTATATCTATACTGTTCCTTATATTGCAACAAGACCCATTGGGCCTCTTGCAAAAGTCAAGGGTGTTTTTGTAAATGATAGTGGAACTTTAAGGAAGTTGGATGAAGTTTATGTAAATGACAGTGGAACTGCAAGAAAAATTCATCAATCAGTTCCAACTGCACAGTATCAAGAATAAAAGGACATAAATAGTAATATGGCTATTATTGCAAACCTCTACATAGATCAAGGAACAGACTTCAGTATCACTGTTGATGTAACTGATTCTGCTGGTGAGATATTGGAATTAGATGATTACACTGCAGCTGCACAGATTAGAAAGACCTATAGTTCTTCGACAGTGAGTGCAACTTTTGCTACATCAATTGCAGCGTTGGCAGGTCAAGTAACTATTTCTTTAACTGATACTCAGACATCTGCACTTGAAGCAGGAAGATATGTATATGATTTAAATATCACTAGTGCTGCAGGAGTAGTCACAAGAGTAATTGAAGGACAGGCAATCATAACGCCTGGTGTAACAAGGTAATAATATGTCAGGAAATATTAAAGCAAGAGTTTTACAAACAAACACTATTCGTGCAAAACAGGTTGCAATTGGTAACTCAGCAACTAATGTAAACTTGTCTGCAAAATCTATCAATGAACTTGCAGATGTTAATGTGGTTGAAACAGATGATGGACTTCTTTCTTATGATGCAGCTACGGATAAGTGGGTTACAAAAACTGTTTTAGATGGTGGAACATTCTAATCAGTGAGTCCTACTTTATGGTCATGTGATGAGTGGTCACCCCTAAAAGAAATCATTATTGGTTCACTCAAGGGTCACGAACAACTCAAAAAATATTCTTACTACATTAAAGATATTTCTATAATAAGAGATATCTTAGATGAAGCACAAGAAGGGTTAGATACCTTTCAATCTATTTTAGAAAAACTTAACATAAAGGTTTACAGACCACATGGTTTCTGTTATAATGTAAGAGACTGTGCTGTAGTCATAGAAGATACAATTCTAGAATCTTCGATGAGATATAAAGAAGAATACGGTTATCTTGAAACATTAAAACCTATTTTTGAAGAAAAGGTTTCAGAGGGTGCAAAATTAATTACTGCACCAAAACCTACATGGAGACCTTGGGTAAATCCAAACGAACCTATTTTTGATGCAGCTAACATATGTCGATTAGGTAAGGACATATTAATCAGTATAAATGAAACTGCAAATGAACATGGAAGAGATTGGGTCTTTAAAACATTCAATCATTTAAATCACCATCATATAGTTCAAAAAGAAAGAATATCACACATTGACACTACCTTTGTTCCAATATCTAACGATACAGTTATGATAAATCAGGAAAGAGTAAAAGAGATACCATCCGTATTTAAAGATTGGAAACATATCTTTATCAATATTGAGGACATGAATAAGGAAAAACCACCTATTGTGACGACAAGATGTGCATCGGCATTTATTGGAATGAATACCCTTTCTATAGATAATAATACTGTATGTGTCAATGAAAGGGAAGTAAAATTAATAGAAAAATTAGAAAGACATAACTTTAATTGCATACCTATACCCCTCAAACAAACTAGAACTCTATCAGGTGGACTGCATTGTTGCACTTTAGATTTACTTAGAACATCTTAATGTTATAAATATTAGTATCAAATCAAGGTGTCATTCAGTGAGACACGACCCACATAGTGAGTGGAGAGTATATAATGTATCTTTCTCGGAAAGTGAAGAGAAAAAATCTTAATTAAGCTTTTTAAAAAATTTCAAGGAGAAATAAATGGCTACAGTAATTCAAATTAAAAGGTCGACTGGTTTATCCGCTCCAACGACTTCTGACTTATCAGAAGGAGAATTGGCGTATGTCCAAGACCGTGCAAACAGTGGTGCTTCGGCAAAATTGTTTATTGAATCTGTTGATTCTGATAACTCTACTCCATTAATACACGCAATCGGTGGTAAATACTTCACCGATATGTTGAGTGGTTCATCTGCAACACCTGCTAACTTTAAAGTTGGTAACGGTGCTACATCAGGTGGTTCTATTCAGTTGATGGAAGATTCAGACAACGGTGTTCACTCTGTAGGTTTGAAAGCTCCTGACTCAGTTGCTGCTGATCTTACTTTTGTTCTACCAGGCTCAGACGGTAGTGCAAACCAAGTATTAGCAACAGACGGTTCAGGTAACCTTTCATTCTTATCAACAACTTCAACACTTGCTGGTGCAACAGACTCAGATATCTCTGCTCCTTCATCAGGACAAGTTCTTGTTCATGATGGTTCAGATTCATTTGACAACGTAAGTATCTCAGGTGACGCAACACTTGCTTCAGATGGTTCTCTAACAATTTCTGCTGGTGCAGTTGAGAACTCAATGTTAGCAGGTTCAATCTCATATGATAAGATTGACTTCTTAATTGACGAAGACAACATGGCATCTGATTCAGATGTTAAAGTTCCTTCTCAACAGTCAGTTAAAGCATATGTTGATTCACAATTAACAGCACAAGATGTTGACTTCGCTGGTGACAGTGGAACAGGTGCAGTTGATTTAGACTCACAATCATTGACTATTGCAGGAACAACTAACGAAATCGTTACTTCTGCTTCAGGTCAAACTTTAACAGTTGGTCTTCCTACTAATGTCACAACTCAAGGTAACTTGACAGTTGGTGGATATCTTGCAGGGCCTGCTTCCTTCACAATCGACCCAGCTGCAGTTGGTGACGATACAGGAACAGTTATCATTGCTGGTAACCTACAAGTAGACGGAACAACAACAACAATCAATTCAACAACAGTTGCAATTGATGACTTAAACTTCTCAATAGCTTCAGACGCTGCTGATTCAGCTGGTGCCAACGGTGCTGGTATTACAATCGGTGGTGCAGGTGCAACCTTCACATATACCCATGCAGACACTTCATGGAATATGAACAAGTCATTGAACATCACAGGTGGTTTATCACTAAGTAGTTCAATTACTGAGATTGATGGTGCAGCTCCAACTGCTGGACAACTATTAATTGGTAATGGTTCTAATGGAGACATGGAACTTGCTACTTTAACTGCTGGTGAAGGACTTGACGTAACTAACGCTGACGGTGCAATCACATTATCAGCTGAAGATGCTACTGCTAGTAATAAAGGTATTGCTTCATTCTCAGGTTCATACTTCACTGTAACTTCAGGGGATGTTGCTATCAACAATGCTACAACATCTGCAAAAGGTATTGCAAGCTTTGATTCATCTAACTTCACAGTAAGTTCAGGTGCTGTCTCTGTTTCAGCTATAGACGGCGGAACATTTTAATAACACTTAAGTCTATAGGAGAAGCTCATGGCAACAGTAATACAATTTAAAAGAAGTTCCACTCAAGGTGCAACACCTACTACAGGTGACTTGTCTTTGGGGGAACTTGCTGTCAATACCTATTCAGGTAGATTCTACACTGAAAAGAACGATGGTAGTGCAGCTGTTGTAGAGGTTGGTTCTAATCCATCAACCTTAACTGTGAATGATGCATTTTCCTTTCCTACAAGTGACGGTTCCTCAAATCAGATTTTAAAAACTGATGGTTCAGGAACTTTGAGTTGGTCAGACCAACCTTCATCAGGTGTAAAAACCTACACTTATACTATTACAACTACAACTACTTCTATTAGTGGTTCAGATGATAATAGTGATACTCTTGTATATACCTCAGGGTATGAGCAAGTGTATATCAATGGTGTGAAGTTGGTTGGTGGTGGTGCAGACTATACTGCAACCAATTCTTCCACAATCACTTTAACGGAAAACGCATTAAGTGGTGATGTTGTTGAAGTTATTGCAATCACAAGTGCAGCTAATCTTGTTCAAGGTTACTTCACTGAGAGTTCATTTTCAACTACATCAAGTGATCAAATATTATCTGCAAATGCATTAGCAAATAAAGCAGTTAAATATGTGATTTCCGCCACTCACGCATCAGCAGGCACTCACGCAGCTGAAGTTTTATTGGTGAACAATGGTAGTAGTGCATACTTTGTGCAATACGGTGATGTTTATTCAGCATCATCGTTGTTTACATTGAATGCAGATGTTTCAGGTGGTAATGCTAGATTACTAGTTACTCCTGCAAACACAGATACTACAATCGATACATTCCAAATCAGGTTATCATAAGGAGATATGAATAATGGCTAAAACGAAAGCATTTGAAATAGCAGAACTTATTCGTCATCTTCGATATGATGCTGATAACGATGTTATTACAACAGAAAAAGCTACTCGGGATAAAAACAAAAAGAGAGGTAATGCAACTAGAACATCCACAGATGAATTTGCATTAGACACTTTCACAAAAACTGATTACAGAGCTGCAAGATATATTGTAGCAATGTCAGATGGTGCAAAGTTTCACTCTACAGAAGTTGTTTTGGTTCATGATGGTAGTTCTGTAACAATGACACAATATGGAACACTTAAATCTCATTCATTGGCATCCTTTGATTCAGATATTAGTGGTTCAGATGTTAGATTGTTAGTAACACCAGCGTCTACCTCATCAACAGTTATCAAATATGATAGAACAGTTGTAGAAGCATAACGATAAGTTTTGACAAAAACTTTGAAAGGGGACTTTATGTCCCCTTTCTTTTACCTATAAAAAACTATAAATAGTATTTGTAATTAGAGAGATAATTAGAGTATGGCAACCAAAAAGAATTTAATAGCTGATATTGGAATAGAGACACACGGTAGTTTGACTGTAGATGGTAATGCAACCATCACAGGAAACCTAACAGTAAATGGAACCAGTAATACAGTGGAATCCACAACCACATCGGTTGAGGATAACCTTATTGAGCTTGCAAATAATAACACTAGTTCTGATACACTTGATATTGGTATATACGGTAACTATGACGATGGACTAGCAGATGGGGCATCAGAGTATACAGGATTCTTTAGAGATGCAAGTGATTCCACATGGAAACTATTTGATGGATTAGAAGTTGAGCCTGGTTCTACTGTTAATATTTCAGGGTCAGGATTTGCAAAAGCAGCTTTAGAAGTTGGTGACTTATCATGCACAACCATTACTGCATCTGATTCACTTACTATTGACAGTTTAGTAGTAGATTCCTCAAGTGGTTCTACATTAGAAACTACAAGTGAGACAGATTTAGATTCTTGGGCAACTTCTACATATAGAAGTGCAAAATATGTTCTTCAAGCAACCGAAGGAACTAAATACCATACAACAGAAGTTATAGTTATACATGATGGAAGTGATGCATACTTCACACAATTCGGTGAAATTATCACAACTTCATCATTGTTTGAGGTTTCGACCTCAGTAGAAAGTGGAAGTGTAAAATTAAAAGTTACACCTGCTTCTGCAAATTCAACAGTTTTTAAATGGTCAAGAACTTTAATTAAAATTTAATACCTCTTGACGATTAAGAAGTGATAAATAAAAGAGTTAAAACCACAATCGTTAGGACACACAAACTATGGCAACACAAAATACCTTTGTTATAGAGTATGGATTGTCGGTTGGTTCCACTGAGGTCATCAATTCGTCAGGTAAGTTGCAGGCAGCTGCAATCTCAGAGTTGGATACAGATAATCTCTCAGAAGGTTCCACGAATCAATACTTTACAAACACAAGAGCGAGAGGTGCAATATCACTTGCATCAGGTGAAAGTAACTTGAGTTACGACTCTTCAACTGGTAAAATATCGTTACCACAGGTTGATGGAGGCACATTATAATGACAGCTAAAAATTTCATAATCAAAAACGGTCTTACTGTTGGAACAACAGAAGTCATCACTAGTTCAGGTAGTATTACATCAGCTGCAGTAGGAGATGCTCTAAACGAAGCAATTGCAGATAAGATTGGTGGTATTATTCAGGGTTCAGGTTCAACCACAGTAACCTATGATGATACAAACGATACTATCACCATTTCATCAACTGGTAAGACAGAAGAAGAGATTCAAGATATCGTTGGTGCTCAGTTAGTAACCAACGGTTCACATACAAATATTACTGCATCTTACGATGATTCAGGAGACGGTGCAGTTGACCTTTCTATCTCTGATACAGTTATCAGAGGAAAGATTAGTGCAGGTGGTGATTTAAGTTATGATAACAGCACAGGTGTTGTATCATTTACAGAAAGAACAGATGCAGAAGTTAGAGGACTTATTAGTGCAAGTGGTGATTTAAGTTATGATAACAGCACTGGTGTAATTTCATTTACTAACGATGCTGGTGATATAGAATCAGTAATCGCTGGAACTGGTTTAACTGGTGGTGGAACTTCAGGTGATGTTACATTAAGCATTGACCTTAAAGATGAAGATAACATGGCTTCAGACTCTGCAACTCATGCCGCTTCACAGCAATCAATTAAAGCATACGTTGATTCACAAATAGCAAGTAAAGATAACACAGACGAAATTACAGAAGGTTCAACTAACTTATACTTTACAAATGCAAGAGCAGATGCTAGGATTACAGCGGCATTAATTGACGAAGATGACATGTCATCAGATAGTGCTACTAGAATCCCTTCACAACAAAGTGTTAAGGCATATGTTGATTCACAAGTTGATACAGTAGATGCATTAAGTGAACTAAGTGGTGATACTGATGATGTATCAGAAGGTTCGACTAATTTATATTATACTGATGCAAGAGCCAGAGCGGCCATAAGTGCATCAGGAGATTTAAGTTATAACAGTTCAACAGGTGTTGTATCATACACAGAACCTACAATGTATGCCGATTCAGATGCCAGAGGTGCAATCTCAGTCACAGATTCAGGTGGAGATGGTTCACTTGCATATAATTCATCAACAGGTGTAATTACATATACAGGCCCTAGTGCATCAGAAGTTCAAGCACATATTACTGCTGGAACTGGTGTGTCGGTTTCAAGTGGTCAAGTTAGTATTGGTCAGGCAGTAGGAACTTCAGATTCACCCACATTTGCAGGTGTAACACTTACAGGTGCATCAACAGTTTCAGGACATGTTCTTCCAAGTGCAGATGTTACCTACGACTTAGGTTCAGCATCGTATCAATGGAGAGACGTATATGTCGGGCCAGGGTCACTTTATGTTAACGGACAAAAAGTATTAGAAGATAGTTCAGGAACAATCGTTGTTTCTGCTGATTCAGACCAAAACCTTCAAATGAAAACTGCTGGTAGTGGTGACATTGAGTTCAACCCATCAGGCACAGGTATCATTCAAGCAAAAGGAACACTTCAAATGCTTGATGGTGAGTTAATCACCAACAGTGCTGGTAATGCAGTTGCATTCGGAAACAACATCAGTGTAGATCAAATTGCTTCTAGAAGTGCAGACACAAACTTAGTATTGAGTGGTAACGGAACAGGTAATGTTACATTGAATGACGATGTTGTCATCTCAGGTTCATTGACAGTTTCAGGAACAACAACTACAGTTAACTCAGAGACAATCAATCTTGCAGATAACATTCTAAACCTAAACTCTGATTTTACATCAGGTTCACCTACACAGGATGCAGGTATAAGTGTTTCAAGAGGTGGTTCAACTGCAAAAACATTCTTATGGGATGAAACCAACGATAGATGGACAGTCGGTTCAGATAGCATGGTTGCAGGAACATTCATTGGTAATCTAACAGGGGATGTCACAGGAGATGTTACAGGTAATGCTTCAACAGCAAGTGCTTGGGCAACTGCAAGAACACTAAGTTTAACAGGTGCAGTTACAGGTTCTGCTTCAGTAGATGGTTCAGGTAATGTTTCACTTGCTACAACAGCAACAAGTGACCCAACATTGACACTTGCAGGAGATGCTTCAGGTAGTGCAACATTTACAAATTTAGGTAACGCAACATTAACAGTTACAGTTGCAAACAATTCACATACACACACTGTATCAAATATTTCAGACTTGACTGTAACAGCAGCTGAGTTGAACTTCATGGATAATGTAACATCTAATGTTCAAACTCAGTTGAATGCAAAATATGGTAGTGGTTCTAATGCAACACTAGGAACAATTACTACAAGTAATGCAAGTAATTCAGGTGGATATGTAAGAAATGTTTATCAATCTACATCAGCTCCTACTTCAGGTGATGGTGCAGTTGGTGATTTATGGATTCTCTACTCTTAATAAATAAGAGTAGATTTTTGAGGAATTAAAATATAAATGGTTACTGGTAATCAGAAGGTAAAAACACCCGCAGGTTGGAATTCAACACAAGGTGCTTGGGTTAAGACACCTACAGCTTGGAAAGCAGTAGAACAAGTTTATGTAAAGACCCCTACTGGGTGGAATAATGCCTCAGGACAGGACAATGCACAACAACCGTATCCATACATTGCAAATGCACAAACACCTTACATAGCAAATGCTCAGCAACCATATCCGTATATTGCAAATGCTCAGACACCATATATTGCAAATGCTCAGCAACCGTATCCATACATTGCAAATGCACAAACACCATATATTGCAAATGCACAACAACCGTATCCGTATATTGCAAATGCACAAACACCTTACATAGCACAAGCAAGGCAACCTTCTACTTATCAAAATAGGTCACCATTTACCTATCAGTTGCCTTATATTGCTAATGCACAACAACCTTATATTGCACAAGCAAGGCAACCTTCTACTTATCAGCATAGGAATCCATTTACATATAGGTTACCTTATATTGCAAATGGTCAACAACCTTATATTGCGAATGCAAGGCAACCTTCTACTTATCAAAATAGGTCACCATTTACATATAGGTTACCTGTTATTGCTAATGCACAACAACCTTATATTGCTAATGCAAGACAACCTTCTACTTATCAAAATAGGTCACCATTTACATACAGGGTTCCTTATATTGCTAATGCAAGACAACCGTTTACATACATAGCATCTTATAGGGTTCCTTATATTGCTAATGCAAGACAACCGTTTACCTATAATGCAAGGTATCCTGCTAATGCAAGATATCCTGCAAACGGTCAAACACCGTTTACATATAACGCAAGGTATCCTGCTGGTTATCCTGCAAACTATCAAACACCGTTTACATATAACGCAAGGTATCCTGCTGGTTATCCTGCAAACTATCAAACACCGTTTAC